CAGCATTTTTAAGGTTTGACTACCCCCATCGAGTCTGTGTCATTGCAATAGTAAGTGATTTCAACTCAGAACAAAATCTCTATGAGCAAAAATTTTACAACAATACCTTTGACATTATCTGAAGCAAACGATTTTGTTACAGAACACCATAGACATAACAAAAAATGTCAAGGTCATAGGTTTTCAATAGGTTGTATAAAAGATAATGAATTAGTTGGTGTTGCTATTTGTGGCAGACCATTATCAAGAAGATTAGACAGTCAGTTTGTTCTAGAAGTTTTAAGAGTTTGTATCAAAGATCCAGCTCCTAAAAATGCCTGTTCTTACCTTTATGGTAGAGCATGGAAAATATGGCAATCAATGGGTGGTAAAAAAATATTAACTTACACCTTAGCTACAGAGAGTGGATCTAGTATGAAAGCTGTAGGTTGGAATAAAGTATCAGAAACTAAACCTTTTAAAATCGGTAAAGGATGGACTACTAGAAAAGGGAGAGAATGGCAGCCGATTAACTCACAATTAAAATACAGATGGGAAAAAGGTTATCTCATTTGATGGTACTGATTATATGAAAAAAGCTAAAAAAAACACAAAAAAAATTGATGTCTTTGCCATGATGGTCAAACACATGAACGAAAAGACACCAATAAAACAAAATTCAGGTCGTGGAGTTGTTAGAGATAGTACAGTTGCACGAATACAAGATATTTACAAAGGGGATCAGAAAGATAGTGCGTGAAGTTAAAAATATTAGACCTATTTTCTGGTATAGGTGGTTTTAGTCTAGGATTAGAAGCAACAGGACACTTTGAGACTGCTGCATTCTGTGAGATTGAACCCTATTGTCAAAAGGTTTTAAAAAAACATTGGCCTAATGTTCCTATTTTTGACGACATACGCAAGTTGAAAGGAACAGATATTGGAACAGTTGACATTATTACAGGAGGCTATCCCTGTCAGCCCTTCTCCGTTGCCGGAAAACAAAAAGCTGAGCAAGATCCGAGACACCTCTGGCCAGAGTATTTTAGACTTATCCAAGAACTCCGACCAACATGGGTTATTGGAGAAAATGTTAGTGGGCATATTAAACTCGGTCTCGACTCCGTACTTGAGGACTTGGCGAGTGAAGGTTACTCCACGAGGACATTTAGTATTTCAGCTTCTAGCATCGGTGCAAACCACAAAAGAGAACGCATCTGGACTGTGGCCTACTCCAACGACAGAAACCACGAACAGAAAAAAGAAATACGCACAGGGTGGAACACCTCTAACTCTAGCAGTCAGAATGTGGCCTACACCTACGACACAAGAGATAGAACATCCCAACATGAAACTAACTCCAACTGGGAGAAGATTAACGAAGGATGGCAAGAACAGTCATTCTCTGAACCTAGCAGACAAAGTGAGAATGTGGAGAACTCCAGACGCACATTGTGGCAGAGGGGCCAATTCAGTAAAGAGAATGAAGATGAAATTGGAAAAGAAAATGCCAATCAGTTTAAACGATCAAGTAGCACATCCAAGATTGATGTGGCCAACACCAAGAGCGTCAGCAGCTATGACAGAGAGGACAGAAAGCATACACAAAAGGGTGATGAGGAGAGGCAAGTTAGGAGCGAAGTTGGAGGAGTCAGTAGCGATGTGGCCGACACCAACGAGGAGAGACTACAAAGACAGCGGGAAAGCAGTAATCAATTCAACAAGAAATTTACTACCTCAAAAAGTAGCGAAGAGCGACAAAAAGGATTGGGTGGAAAATGGTGGGAGTCTGAACCCAGAGTGGGTAGAGTGGCTCATGGGATTCCCAAAAGGGTGGACAGACTTAAATCACTCGGAAACGCAGTAGTACCTCACATACCCTATTACATAGGTCAAGCAATTGTAGAAAGTTATCAATGAAAATAACTATTCCTTACAAACCGAGACCTTTACAAAAAGAAATACATAAGAATTTAGCTAGGTTCTCAGTCCTAGTCTGTCATAGAAGGTTTGGTAAGACAGTCTTGACAGTCAATGAACTGATTAAGAAGTGCCTACAATGTAAGCTGCCAAGGCCACGATACTACTACATAGCTCCGACATACAGCATGGCCAAGAGAATATCTTGGGACTATTTAAAATATTACACATCGGTTTTACCGAAGATGGAATATCACGAAACAGAACTACGAGCTGATCTTCCTAATGGTGGAAGAATACAGTTACTTGGTTGTGAAAGACCACAAACCCTTAAAGGATTGTATATGGATGGTGTGGTTCTGGATGAGGTAGCACAAATGCCTCCAAAAATGTGGACGGAAGTCATCAGACCAGCATTATCTGATCGAAAAGGATTTATGGTGGCTATTGGAACACCTCAAGGACATAATTCGTTTTTTGAACTCTATAATCATGGACTTCAAGATGAGAATTGGTACGCAAAAAGTTTTAAAGCTAGTGAAACAAACATAGTCGATGAACAAGAACTAGCAGAGGCAAAAAAGATGATGCCTCCTGAGATATACGAGGCAGAATACGAATGTAGTTTTGAAAGCTCTGCCATAGGTTCTATTTATTCGCAGTCATTATCCAAAGCAGATAATGAGGGTCGTATTACAAAAGTTCCTTATGACTCTACAATTAAAGTAGATACTTATTGGGATCTAGGAATGCGAGATAAAACTGCAATATGGTTTGTGCAGCAAAAAGGCTCTGCAATCCACCTTATAGATTACTTTGAAGATAGTGGCGAAAGCCTGGAGTATTATGCTTCAATCCTCGATGAAAGAGGATATGTGTATGACACCCACTACCTTCCTCACGATGCCAATGTCCGAGAGATCGGAACTGGTAAATCAAGACTAGAAATAGCTCAATCACTAGGATTAGTGACGAGCATTGTACCCAAAATGTCGATTGAAGATGGTATTAACGCAACCAGAATGACATTGGGTAGATGTTGGTTTGATTATGAAAAAACCAAAGATGGACTAGACGCACTTAGACAATATCGATGGGCTGTCACCGATAAAGGCGAGACAAAAAATAGACCTTTACACGACTGGACTTCACACGCAGCAGACTCATTTCGATATGTTTGCACAGGATTACAAGAGACTAAGAATTGGTCATCAAGGATTGAATATCCACGATTAGGAATAGTATGAAATTAACAAAAGAAAGATTAAAAGCACTTATAGGTCAAGAGATCAGCAACTCCATAGGATTTTATGGTGGTGAACTTTCAGAACAACGAAAGAATGCCCTTAAATTCTATTTAGGTGAACCCCTAGGCAATGAAGTAGAAGGTCAAAGTCAAGTTAGGTCTCAAGATGTATTAGAAGTTGTAGAAAGTATCTTACCTTCCATGATGCGTATCTTTACGCAAGGTGAAAGCATCGTTAGATTTGAACCTACAGGCCCAGAAGATGTAGCTTATGCAGATCAAGCATCAGATTACATCAATCATGTGTTTATGAAAGATAACAATGGTTATTCTATTCTTCACACCATGTTCAAAGATGCCTTAATTTCTAAAAATGGCTTTGTAAAATATTATTGGAAGAATGATAAAGAACAAAAAGAAGAATCTTATGAAAATTTATCCATAGCTGAGTACCAAGCACTTCTAGCTGATAACGAAGTTGAAATAGTAGAAGTAGAAGATACTAGCACAGATTTAGATGTCGAAAACACAGACATTATGGAAGTTACTTACAATGTAACTGTCAAAAGAGTAAAAGATTTTGGTCGTGTGATTGTAGAAAGTGTGCCACCAGAGAGTATGCTTATTAGTAAAACAGCTAATAGTCTTGATGATTGTAATTTTATTGCTCAAAGAGTTTTTAAAACAAGATCAGAACTCATTAGCATGGGTTTTGACAAGAAGATTGTAAACGAATTACCAGTTGCAGATGAAGAAATCTACAACACAGAGGCAGTAACTAGAAGATCGTATGATGACGAGACAATGCCTCAAGAATATCAAAACATAGATCCTTTACTGACTAGAGTTGCAGTCGTTGATTGCTATATGAAGTGTGATTATGACAATGATGGTATTGCAGAGCTAAGACACATAGTAGTTGGTGGATCAGGAGTAAACTCCTATCACATATTAGAAAATGAACCCATTGAACAGATACCTTT